GGTTAATTCCTACCGCTGCAATGAGGATTTGCATGTTGCAATACCCTACCTGGGGGGTAGGATAAAGTGGGGATCCGACAGAGCGTTTTTGAGGTCACCTCTTTTATTTTATAAAAAAATGAAGTTTCTGCATAAAATTCTTCGATGTGCTATTGACTTTGGCGGGGGAAATTTATATAATATCTCTATAAGGGATAGATAGAGATATATAATATATATTAATATAATATATTTATAAATAAACAATTAAGATGTAAACAATAGATAAACTTAATAAGAGAATCTATTTACAAACACTACATAAAGTAAAATTACAAATAAGTACTATAGATTGGTTTGTCTGACCAACGCCGTAGGCGGTGCTCGGGGGACACTTTTAATTATTGAGGTTGACAGACTGTAATGGATTTAGTATAATATGAATATAGGGAACTGAATGGCTTATTTATCTGCTAAAAACGGTGACGAGAAGGCATATAAAGGCCGTAGAGACCTCACACCTAAAATGTTATCATTCATTAATGCCTATCTTGGTGCGGCTCAATACAATGCCCAAGAGGCTATTAAGTTGTCTGACTATCAATGTAAGTCAAAGTATTCAATTGCTCGCACAGCCATCGAACTGATGGATCATCCCGCAATTCAGGCAGAAATTAAAAGACGTCTAGAAAAGCGAGAGAAGCAATCCGAGATCAGGGCCGAGTACCTAATCAATAAACTCGTGGAGATTATTGATGACCTGGAAGGGCTTGAGAAGACCGCTGACAGGCTTCGGGCCATCGAGCTGGCAGGGAAGGCCATCGCCCTCTGGAAAGAGCGTCAGGAGGTCACAGGGGCCGACGGGGGGGCCATCCAGCACGAACAACACATAAAGGAATCCGTTGCAGACTTCACCAGCAGAATTTCTAGCCTCTCTCAGCGAACAGGAACGGACAACGTTGTTAAATTCCCTGACGGACGAGGAGAAGGCGGAACTTAAATGGCATTGGCGTTTCTGGGCCAGACCCAACCAACTTGCCCCCGAAGGTCTGTGGAATACTTGGTTGGTACTGGCGGGACGTGGTTTCGGTAAAACCCGCCTTGGTTCAGAATGGATTAGAGAAAATGTCTGTGGAACATCACCCCTTACGGCTGCCCCCAACGCACCCAGACGGATTGCCCTCGTGGCTGAGACAGCCGCTGATGCACGGGACGTTATGGTACTCGGAGACTCTGGCCTCCTCGCTTCGCACCCGAAAGACCAAAGACCCGACTGGTCACCTACAAATCGTCGTCTTACGTGGCCCAATGGTACGGAAGCCTGGGTATATAATGCAACTGAGCCGGATCAACTACGGGGGCCGCAGCATGGTCTCGCCTGGGTCGATGAACTTGCTAAGTTCCGGTACATGCAAGAAACGTGGGACCAGCTTCAGTTCGGCCTTCGCCTTGGCCAACACCCTCGCTGCCTGATCACTACAACCCCCAGGCCGTTACCACTTATCAAGCGTCTTATGGGAGATGCAGACACTGTGGTAACTCGTGGAGCTACACTGGACAACAAAGCCAATTTGGCTGTGAACACTGTAAAGCAACTGTACGAAAGATATGGTGGGACACGCCTTGGAAGACAAGAACTCCAAGGTGAAATCCTCTCAGACATCCCAGGAGCTCTCTGGAATAGAGACATGATTGATGCTGCACGTCTTAAAGAACCTCCAGCAGACCTTGAAAGGGTATATGTGGCAGTTGACCCAGCGGTATCAAACAATGAACATTCCGACGAACATGGTATCGTTGTTGTCGGACTGGCTAGAGACGCCGAGGGCTATGCTCGTGGTTATGTTCTTGAAGATGGTTCCATGCGAGGTAACCCTGAAGAGTGGGCTCGTAAAGCAGTAAGTCTATATCGTCTTTGGTCCGCAGATAAAATCATTGCGGAAAAGAATCAGGGTGGTCTTATGGTTGAAAGCACCCTCAGGGCTATTGATCGGTCCGTCCCTATCGAACTAGTGAATGCCAGTAGGGGTAAGGTTGTCCGTGCTGAACCAATCAGTGCTCTATATGAACAAGGTCGGATTCATCACTGTGGCGCATTCAATGCACTTGAAGATCAGATGTGTCTCTTTTCTGTGGACTTCATTCGTTCTGCTGCTAATGGTTCCCCTGACCGCGTTGATGCTCTCGTGTGGGGACTTACAAAGATTTTTGACAAGTTGACTGGTCGTCGACTAACCGCTGAAACTGGGCCGACTAAACAACAAATTGAAGACGGACAACAAATTGATTGGGTTCGTGACACTGCAACAGGGTGGATGGCTGGTTAATGGCTGCAATAACTGACAATGAAAAGCCTGTAAAGAAGAAGATTCAGAATCTTCGTCTACCGGACCTCATTGACGTTGAACCAGTAAAGAATAAGTATGTACCTGAGGGGTTTGACTCTCAGGAGCAGTTCATTGATCAAATGCGTGCAGAGTATCAGCACAATCTTGACTTTGATCGTATTAATCGCTACGAGGCGATGGATGATCTTCGTTTCGCTGCCGGTGAGCAGTGGGATCCCGTAGTCTTGCAACAGCGTAAATCGCTTCCGTGTCTAGTCATTAACACTATACCACAGTTCACTGCTCAACTGGTTGGTGATTGGCGGGAGTCTAGAAAAGCCATTAAAGTTGTTCCTAGTAATAACGAGGATACCGACGTAGCATCCATCCGTGAGGACTTGGTGCGTAACATCGAAATGCAATCTCGTGCTGATCGTGTTTATGATCAGTCTTTTGAATCTATGATTCAGTGTGGCGATGCTGATTTTAAAGTAACGGTTGAGTACGCAAGAGATGATGTATTCGATCAAGAAATTCGTATTCGACCCATTGAAGACACGATGGCAGTTGTCTGGGATCGCTTCTCTGTGGACCCTACCGGACGAGATGCCCGTACTGTCTGGGTTGATGATCGCATCCCCAAAGATGAGTTCTCCCGTAAGTGGCCACAAGCTGGTGGTGGGTCAAATCTCCTTGAGGTTGATAAGGTTGATCGTATCACCCTCGCTGGATGGCAAGATGAGTATGCTTATCGTGTGACCGAATACTGGCGTATGATTGAACGTCAAAAGACACTTGCCCTCTTCGAGAATGGCAAGATGTATGAAATTGATGAAACTAACGAAGAGCAGATCATTCAAGCAAATGGTGCTCCAGTTAAAACACGCATAGTGTGGTGCAGGTATGCTCAGATGCATTACTGCACTGGTTGGTGCATTCTAGCTGGTCCATATGAATATCGTATGAATAGACTACCCGTTATTCGTATGTCTGGTCGTATCGTTAATGTGGCTGGACGTCGGGTACGGTACGGTCTGGTTCGGTTCATGAAGGACCCGAGCCGACTGAAGAACTTTTGGCGGTCTATCGCAGCTGAGCAACTCGGCTATGCCCCGAAGGCCCAATGGTTGGCCACCCAGTCTGCGATTGAGGGACGACAAGACGCCTTTAGACGGGCGCACTTGACGCGTGATCCGTTGCTGATTGTCAATGATGAGGCCGTCATCGGACAAAACATTCAACGAATTGAACCTCCCGCCCCCCAAGCAGCCATCTTCCAAGAGGTGGCCATGAATACCCAAGACATGAAAGATGTCAGTGGTATTCAAGATGCGAGTCTGGGTATCAGGTCGAATGAGACATCTGGCCGGGCAATCATGAATCGTCAACACGAAGGTGATATCGCTAGCCAAACCTACTATGATAATGCGGATGCTGCTCTTCTGGAGGCCGGAGATGTAATCAATCAACTTATTCCACAGATTTATGATGGAACCAGAGTTGTTCGTCTTATCGGTAAAGACGAGAGTATTAAATTCCAGAGGATTAATGACCCAATGGACCCGCATGCAGTTGATTTAGGTATTGGTATATTCGATGTTGCTCTGTCTACTGGTACGTCTTACACGACTCGTAGGGTTGAGGCTGGTCAAGCTATGATGGATGCCATTCAAGTTTGGCCACAGCTTATGGAAATTGCTGGTGACCTTGTAGTTAAAGCTCAAGATTGGCCTGGGGCAGAAGAATTGTCGGAACGTCTGCAGAAGACTGTACCCCCACAGTTCCTTAGTCCAGAAGATCAGCAGAAGCTCCAACCACCTCCCGTGTCTCCACAAGTTGTGCAACAGATGCAACAGGCACTGCAACAACTACAACAAGAGAATACACAACTTAAACTTGATAAGACTATTGAATTCAAGAAACTTGAGGTTCAGTCTTATGAAGCCACCACTAAACGTATTGCCGCCCTTAATCAGGATCGTGGAACTGAGTCCCCAGACGATATGGGTGCTCTGAATAGTATCCTGACACATGCCGCTAAGGTTGATGAGCAAGACATTCAACGTGCTCAACTTGAGCACAGTGTTGTTATGGACCATGCCAAACTTGGTCTTGAACATCAAAAACTACAGGTGCAGCAACAGCAAGTTGAGAACCAACATGAGGTTGCACTTAAACAAGCTTCGACACGACCTGCCCCAACTGCTCAAGCTGGCGGGTCGAAAAAGTCGCAATCCAGTAGAGCAAACGGTTAAAGGACCGCAAATAACCTAAATGAGTGAGACCCAAGTAACTACTGAAGTTCAATTTGAGAATACAGATGATCTTGACGCTTTCGCAAGTGGCTTCTTTGGTCAGAAGCAACCCGAAACTACCGAGACCAAGGTAGAGGTGGAACAAGACAATGAAACTCAGACTTCAGAAGAAACCGAAGCTCAAGTTAATGATGAGCAGGACGAAGCTGAACTTCAACAAGAAGTTGTTGAAACTCCGAAACGGAAGACTGTTCAAGATAGAATTGACGAAGTAGTACGTCAACGTGAGGACATTCGTCGAGAAGGGCAGAATCAAGTTGCTGAACTTCTCAAACGAATTGAACAACTAGAAAAGGGCACAAAGCCAGAGGTTCAAAATCAATCCACCGAACAGTTGGTTGATCCTAATGAGCCCAAGCCTGACGCACTCAAAGAGGATGGTTCTCCTGTCTATGCCTTGGGTGAGTTTGATCCGCAGTACATTCGGGACCTGACCCGTCATACGCTCCAACAAGAGCGCCAAAGGATGGAAGTTGAGAATGCTCAAGCTCAACGCCAAGCTGCGGTTCAACAAGAGCAACAAGCCCTTACGAACCAGTGGAACACTAAGTTGGCTGATGCTGTGAAAGAGTACCCCGACCTTGAAGAAAAGGGTCGCGCAATGCTTTCTCAGTTTGATAACCTCGATCCTAATTACGCTGGTTACCTTACCCAAGTCTTGATGTCTATGGATAAGGGTCCTGACGTTCTGTATTACCTGTCTAATCACCCGGATGAAGCACAAACAATCGTAAACAGTGGCGCACAAAGAGCGACCCTCGCACTGGGTCGGATTGAAAGTCGTTTCCTTCAGGGTGAAAAAGAGGCTCCGAAACCTAAGATCACCAAAGCCCCTGAACCGCCTCGTCAACAGGCTAGAGGAACAAATGGTGCTTATGTGGCGAACCCCGATACCGATGATCTGGGTGCCTTCGAGAAGCAATTCTTCACGAAGGCCAGATACGGATAATATACCCACTCATAAATAGGAGTATTGTCTATGACTACTGGTGGCGCTAACGTCACAGTTGATCAGGCAAAACTGGTTCTAAACTCGTTTGCCGCGATCTTCCAAAATAATCTGACCTCTGCTGAGCTCGTAACTTGGCGGAAGTTTGATAATGAAATGAACGACCGAAATAAGTTGACTGTCGTTGAACAAGTTGTGCCGCGTTACCTCGTGACCCATACGGTCAATGGGGTTAACAATCTCACAACTAACGACGTGCAGAATACCGTCTTCGGTTCGGAACAATACCAGGTGGCCGACGTGTTCGGTTCCAGCATGGGTTGGCAAGACTTCGTAAAGATTCAAGACATCGGTGCGGCTCGTGAAAGCGAAGCGCTCCGTGGTGCCGCTCTGAACCTCGCTGAACAGATCGATGCCTACATCTTGAATTTTGCCACTAATGCCTCCAACAACTGGCTTGGTACTCCTGGTGACCCCGTCTCTCAATACAATGACATTGCTTCGGGCTATACCCGCCTGAAGGAAGAGGGTGTTGAGGATACGGACTTCCGGGCTGTGCTTAACTATTATGACCGACAGGCACTCGGTGCGAATATTGTTAACCAGCAAGGCATTGGTGCTTCCTTTGCTGCGCAGGGTAACTCCTCGCTTCCTGGTGTGGCCGAAGGTGTCTATCGTAAGGGCTTCTCTGGTGACATTGATGGTATCCCCACCATGTTCACCCAACAACTGCCCACGAATGCCATCGGTTCCCGTAATGCTTCTGATACCGCCATGGATGGTGCTAATCAGTACAGCGATTACGCCTCTGTGGCCATCTCCACTGGTCCTGGTCTTCGTCTTACCCAGACGATCCAAGTGACTGTTGGTGTTGGTTCCGAGACGGTCAAAGATGGTGAAGTGTTCACTATCGCTAATGTGTACGCCTGGGATAATCGCCTCCAAGCGGCTCTTCCTCACTTGCAGCAATTCCGAGTGATCGGTAATTATACTGCGACTTCAGGCGTCATTGCTGCGATGACCATCTTCCCCGCCATCGTTGTGCAGGGTGCCAGCCCCAGCGGTTCGGACTATAATACCATTGCTAACAACACCGCCAATGCGACTGTTGACTCGATCCCCGGTTCGACTGCTGCCATTACCTTTGTCGGTACTGCCAGTACTAATGTCCGTCCTCGTGTCATTCTGTCTAAGGATGCGATTGTTGTGAATACGGCTGATCTGATCATGCCGGCGACTGGTATCGGTTCTCGTAAGTCTCTTACCAAGGTTCCTCTGTCGGTCCGTATGTGGCAGAACTCGGTCTTCTTGACTGGTGAACACCAAGTACGCTTCGACGTGGCTCTCTCGGCTAACGTGGTGGATCGTCGTCGGATTTGCCGCATTAACGGCACTTCTGGTACAGACGTTTAACCACACTAATAGGGGAGGGTCCTTTGTGGGCTCTCCCCACCTTAGGAGAAGCTAATGACGAACCCTACTACCGCTAATATTGCAATTCACCCTCAGGATGGTTGGGTCGAACTCGCTTCAGGCGGGGCCACAGCTTTTCTAAGGGTTAGTCACGTCCCTAACCATGTACCGTTCTTTCTCTATGTTGGATCGTCTGCACCATCCACATCTCCCGCAGTTGCGACCGGTTCTGTTGTCTTTGCAACAGCTAACCCAACTAATGGTCAAACGGTCACAATTGGTACTGAAGTCTACACATTCGTAACATCTGGGTCCGCACCTTTTGACGTTGTTATCGGTGCTACATATCTTCTGACTGCAACTGCTTTTGCTGCGGCCGTTAATGCTAACTCTCAACTTGTTACTGCCGTAGATACTGCTGGCTCAGTTGCTCTTACTGCCATTGCCTCTGGTCCATCTGGAAATTACACTGTGACTTCTGCCGCTACGGATGTGACTGCTACTAGTCTGACTGGTGGTGCTCTCGCTAATGGTGGTTTCCGTATTGATTGCAGTTCAGTTCATTTTGATGGGGCCTATTCTGGTAACCTGTACGGCCGCATTATGAACAACTCTAATGACAAGATTGTAGTTTCAGTCTGGCAATTGTAAATGTCTACACCCATTACAAGCATTATCACATCTGCATTACGTGAAACGAACCTAGTCCCTCTAGGTACGACACCTAATACTAATCAAATTAATGAGGCTTTTCAACTCCTATTGACAGTCGTTGAGTCAGTGCTTGGTAATGAAATGGGTGAGAATCTTGTTCCGTTCCCACTGGGACAAGACAATATCGTATCCCCGGCGGGATATCCTTGGTGGTCTAATTCCTTGCCGGGGAATGTCTTCCTACAAACCAACATGCGTGTGATGTGTAACCTGACCGCAGAAGGTTTCGTAAATCTACATCCGAAGCCACATGACGGTGCTCGTATGGGTATTGTTGATGTATCTGGTAATTTCGCTACCAACGAGTTGACCATTTATGGTAATGGTCGTCAAATCGAAGGTGAGTCAGAGATGACTTACAATACCGACGGTCAGATGCGTGAATGGATGTATCGTGAAGACCTTGGTAATTGGGTAGTTACTAGTCCGATTGAACTCACTGGTACTATGCCATGGGGTCCAGAATATGATGACATGTTCATCATTAAATTGGCTATGCGACTTAACCCGCGTTACGGCCAGATCATGCACCCTGCATCTATGCAGACCCTTAAAGAGGTGCAGACTAAGTTCAGTGCCCGGTACAGTCAATCTACTACACAGATGCCAGCAGAGAATGGGCTCATCTATCTCACCCACTGGCAGCGTTACTGGGGTTACGGTGCTTGGGGTCCGTACTATGGTGATCCGAATGCTCAGTTCCAGTCGGGTTTTCCTTATTAATGCCATACAGCAAATCCAAGGAAAAGCGTCTTGCAAGAAAAGTTCACTGGCCCGATCTCAGGTATGGACCTAACGGGGAACAGAGGCTATTCTACTCTGCTGATGAAGTTCCATTAGGCTGGTCTGATAAAAAGTATATCCCATATATAAATAAACCGATCATACTTCTTAATAGAGACGAACTTGTGGCTGAACTGACTAAACGTAATATTAGAATTGATCCCACCTGGGGTACCGCACATATGAAGAGGCTTATAGACAGTGACACAAGTACCGCTCGGTAAAGGCGCTTATGAGCGTCTATATGCTGGAGCACCAGTTGTTGAACTGCTAAACCGTTGGTTGGAGGCTAATCCTGCTAACCTGCGGGAAGGTACTTCTGTGCTTGCTCGTCCAGGTACTACTATCATTGGTGATGCACTTAATCAAGGTTCATTCACCGGTTATGGTGCTATGCGCGGTAATTACGCTCTTAGTGGTCTTTTCAACAATAACTTATTTGTTGTCTGTGGTTCTAACCTCTATATGTTTACTGACAATGGTAACGGAACCGTGACCTCTACTCTTATTGAGGGCACTATCAGTGGTACCGGATATCCAGAGGTTGCGTGGCAAGCTGGTGCTGGTTACCAGAGACTTTGGATTTCAGACGGCCTTCTTCTTCAATATTATCAAGGAGAGTCTGCCGCCTCGGGAACACTAACCCTTACCGGGACTATTGTTAATGGAACAGATAAGTTTGAGGTTGGCGGTATATATTATGTCTGGGGAACTACCTTTAGCCCTTCAGATGCGGGAACATCATCTAACCCATTTGTGATCAACCCAACCAGCATTGCTCTTGCACAACTTGCACCACTTGATCAGGCTGTTTTAGCAATCACAGACACTGGAGAAGCTGGTACAGACTATAGCTCAACTATTGCTGGTCCAAATACCTTAGTTACTGCTGCAAATAATAGCGGTAACAGTCCGGCCACATCTATTCAAATTTCTGCGATAACTGTTGGCTCAGGCGGAGACTCTATTACTTTCACGATTGTCGGTGGTACTGCGCTGTCTGTTACAGGTAGCGGCACTTTGCAAAATGGCGGTATCCAAACCCTTCTTGGTTGCACAATGCCTAATGGTGTTGCTCCTGGGTCCATCACCCAAGTTAGTTCTTACGTAATGGTTGCTCAAGCGAATAGCCAAGAATTCTTCTGGGTTAATCCTGGAGAGACAACAATTGATCCCTTCAACTTCGCGTCTAAAGAAAGTTCACCCGACCCGATCATCTCTATGCGAGCTGTCGGGGATCAGGTACTTATTATGGGCAGTAAATCAACAGAGAACTGGTATGCCACAGGTAATCTCGCAGCACCTTTCGCACCTATTGAAGGTCGCGTTTATGCGCGTGGTGTTATCGCTGGAACCCCTGTTGTGGTTGACGATGGTATTATTGTTGTAGGAGACGATGGCCGAGTGTACTCTATCGGTTTCCAACCAGGGGATGCTACGGACACTAGCTGGGGTGTGAATAGGATTTCAAACAATGGGATTGAAGAGCGTGTTCGATATCAAATTAGACGTGAGGACGGATTAACACCATGACAGCGATTTGGCTAGATAGCTTTGATCAGTACGGCACTGGTACGATTGGCCAGACTAATATGCTATCTGGCAATTATGCTAATATTGGTAGTTGCGCGCCTTTGACCCCAAGTTTTGGGGCCAGAACGGGCCAATACTGCATGGGCTCTATTAATAATTCACCTAGTTTGTATTATACTCTACCTGCATCTTTAACGAATATGTTTCAATCTTTCGGTTTCGCCGTGTCCCATCTTGCAACAGAGTTCGGCACAATCTGTGAATTTATAGATGGCAGTGCTAATGTCCTATTTGCTTTGCAATATACGCCTACGGGTGCGATTCGGCTTATTCAAGGCGGTACTTCGAATGTTCTTGGTATCACGTCTGGTCCTGTTATTGTTCCTGAAAATTGGAACTTTTTTGAGATGAATGTCAATACCAGCACCAATACATTTACTCTTCGTGTTAATGATGCTACTGCCAGTAATACCCCTGTCCTGACTGTGACAAATTCTGATATCGCTGGTACAATAGCTCAACTTGGCTATATGCAAGATCCTGCATCATTTCTTGATGATCTCTTTATCCGTGATACAACGGGTTCAGTTAATAATAGTTGGCTGGGGGATAGGCGTATTGCTACCCTTCTAGCAGATGCAGATACTGCAACAATGGGGTGGACGCCAAACTATTATCATCAATTGGGTGCGGGTATTCTCACTAATACCGCAGGAGGCGGCCTATGGGTGACCAATGGTACACCGCAACTACTAGGTACAGGCGACTTCACTATCGAAGGTTTTGTGCGCTTCCAGTCACTCCCCACGGGCACGAATAAGGCGGTTATATTTGGTAAATGGGATGAGACACACAACCAACGTAGTTATCAACTATTCTTAGGCTCAACTGCGCTAAATAATGGTTGCATCTGTTTTCAGACGTCTACTGATGGGACAGTCTCGACAGTCGTGCAACCAATTGTGTATCCATGGACACCCGCATTAGATACGTGGTATCATGTGGCTATTGTTCGTGCATCTGGCGAAGACCTTCTATTCATAGACGGTATTCAGATGGGGCTGCCAATTGCAGACACTGCAGACTATTTTGCTAGCGGCACTTATCTAGGTATTGGTGCTCAGGCTGAATTGTCTGGTTCACCGCTTCTTAGTGGCACTACACTAGAAGGCTGGTTTGATGAAATTCGCTGGACTGTGGGTCATGCTAGATATACTGCTAACTTTACTCCAACTACTGTAGAATTCCCTAGAGGTTCTAGTGATCCTTACTGGTCTGATGTGGCATTTCTTGCTGGTTTTGATAGTACTATCCAAGATGAAAGTAGCTACACTTGGTCGATTGGTACTGGCGGTTCTGTTCAATTTACAACAAATGATGGGCCTACTGTAGGGAATTTCTCTACCGTTAGTAAGTCTGTGCCTGATGATAATACATTCATGACAGCACCATACATTGCCGCCACCAGTATTCTAACTATGACTGCCCAACCTACCGCCGGTAATACTGTTACTGTCGGTACAAAAGATGGAACCACAGCAGCTGTATATACATTTGAGACTAGCCTCTCAGCAGCCTTTCAGGTTCTGATCGATACCAGTCTACAACAAACATTACAAAATCTATATAATGCTATTAATGCTGGTCCGGGTGGTGGTACGAAGTATGGTACAGGTACAACATCTAATTATGATGTGAATGCTGTACAGCTTCCCGTTGGGCAGTTGGAAGTGATTGCTAATCGTTCTGGTACATCCGGTAATAGCATTGCCACAAGTGCTTCTGGCATTACCGGTAGTTGGACAGGTTCCACTTTGTCTGGTGGCCTTAATATCCCGGGGCCATCAAATTTCAAAGTTCAACGTTTGCCCCCGAATACAACACTAATTAGTGCAGTGCAAATTGTAACTCGCGCCTCTAAGTCAGATGCTGGTGCAGGAACATTTAACACAGGATTTATTGGAGCTCAGGGTGGTCAGGCAACTGGCCCGACACACTCTTTGACAATTAGTCCTGTATTCTACAACGATCTTTATGATGTTGACCCAGATACTTCGGGACCGATCTCGCCCGTTACGATCACTAATGGGGCCATCCAGATTAATAGGGACACCTAATGTATGTCGGATGCATACTCAGCTACTGCATCACAGCTTATAGTACTTGCCGCAGAAGCAAAAGATAGTACACCCACTAAAGTTTCTAAAATTTCTGCCATTGCAGCTACAGAAGCTGTAGATACAAGGCCACGAGTATCCGATGTACTTCTCTTAACTGCCTATGGGCCACCACAAACGAGACATGCTTATGATTCACAACAGGTTGTACTCGCTGCAACAGCCGCTCAGGAAAGTAACGTGACAACACAAGTCTCTGATGCAATGCTTTTAGTAGCTTATGCAACTGCTGTACCCAGTTCTTCGGCTCAAGCTGCCTGGACTTTTGTGATGGATGGTCACCGCTTCTATGTTCTACCATTGGGGCCTGAAGGTGATTGGGCATATGATTTTACTACTCAAGAGTGGTGTCAACTTCAAACCCAAGGTTTCCCAGGTATGAATTTCACGCATGGTGTCATGTGGGGGCTTCGTGTTATGGGGGGTGATGCGCTCTATACATATCTGTATGAGCTTGATCCTACGCAACCACTGGATGAACAGTGGCGAGAAGTTGAACATATGGTTACTGGTGGTATTCCCACGCGTACCCGTTCAATGATCGGGGTAGCTAATTTCACTCTCACCGCCTCTGTTGGTGACGACAGTGCAGATGATATGTCAATTAGTCTAGCCTTTAGTGATGACAATGGTGTCACATGGTCCCAGGAATTTGATTTACCACTAACTGATCAAAGTACTCAAATGCTTATTTGGAATGCTCTTGGATCATTTGCCGCCCCCGGTCGAGTCTTCCGTATCACGGACTATTCAGGCCCAATTCGACTGGATGGTGCTGATGCTGTTCTGACTATTGGTACTGGCGCAGACAGCGGTATTGAACAAGACGGACAGAAAGCACAATGACCCAACAAGTTCAGGACCTAGGGCCACTTACTTGGAACGTACCTATTGTTACTAAGAATGGTGGTCCCACCCCCGAATTTCAGCGGGCATGGAATACACAGCGCAATAATAATACCCAGATCGGTACTGTTGCATTTGGATCGGGAGCTCCTACAGGTTCACCTGCAGATGGTGCAGAATATATAAATACTGGGACCACACCATATACTCTGTATATCGGTAAAGGCGGTTCTTGGACTCAAGTGGGCGCTATTAAATTTACAGATCTATTAGATGCACCACATAGTTATTCGGGTTCTGGCGGTCTTATTACTCGTGTTAACTCGGGTGCCACCGGTCTTGAGTTTGATAGCATCTCAGCTATCTTAGACTCTATTGGTGCAACTCAGGGGGATGTTCTATATCGTAGTGCATCTGGATGGGCAGTCTTAACACCGGGTACATCTGGCCAAGTCTTACAAACTAATGGTACTGGTGCTAATCCTACCTGGGTAACACCTAGCGGTGGTGGCGGCGGGGCCTTGACATTTCTAGATACAATTACGACTACGAGCGGTCAGACGAGTATCGCCTTTAGCTCATCAGTTATCCCGGCAAGTGGTTATTCACAGTTGGTATTACGATTTAACGGGAACTCGACTCTCGGTTCACAAGATACAATTAATATGCAATTCAACGGAGACACGGGATCAAATTACAACTACACGAATTATCGTCAGATAGCCGGTTATGGCGGTGCAGGGGGCGGGAATAATAATCAGTCATCTATAGTTGCTGCGTATACTTTTCCCCCTGGAAGTCCGATTTCGATTGAAAGTGAGATAACAATATCTTGGTATCTATTACCACTCATAAAATCAATACACGGAATGGGGAGCGCCTATGAGCCTTCAGCAAGTTTTTCAGGCCAGTCTGGGTGGGCACTAACGGTGAGTGGTGGTTGGAATAATACGGCCGCTATCACTAGTATTACAGTATTTCCTGCCTCGGGTAGTGCATTCACCACTGGATCAATTTTCAATCTTTATGGTGTCCAGTGAGCATCATAGATGTACTTGACCCTAGGCTATGGTTAATCTTTTACTTAATCGTTGTGAGCACCGCCCCTAGATGAGAACCTATGATGCTTTTAAGATTGCGTTAGCAATTAAGCACTTTTTAAAGACAGAAGAACAGGTTGACCCAATTGAATGGTTGAGTAAACCAGAACATATTGTCTTAGAGAATGAGTACGGTGATTTAGCACTATTTGAATATAGTTTCCCTATTAAGAAAATCTACTCCGGTCATTACTATTTCAAGTCTCGTGGTAAGCAAGCTATTCAATCTGCAAAGGGTTTTCTTGACGAATTGTTCAATACGTGTTACAATATAAATGTGGTGATGGGGTTAGTCCCAATTGAACGTAAAGAGGTCAAATGGTTGACCCGTCGTGTCGGATTTACCTCTCATGGTCTTGAAGAAATTCATGGACAGGAATATGAATTATTCATCATAACAAAGAAAGAATTTAATAATGAGTAGTATCTTTGGCGGTTCACAACAGCAATCGCAATCTACTTCCAGCTCATCCAATCAGGCATACCCGTACCTTCAGCAAGCATTGGGCGGAAATGTTAGCAATGGGTCAAATGCTGGTAACCAACTGGCCAGTATGTTGGGACTTAATGGTACACCCGCACAAGCCACAGGATTCAATAATTTCCGAAATAGTACTGGATATCAGTTTGGTCTGAACCAAGGTATTCAGTCTATCACAGGCAATGCTGCCACACAGGGTCTACTTAATTCGGGTTCGACCCTAAAGGCGTTGGACACATACGGTCAGAATTATGCCAATACTCAATATGGTAATTATACCAGTATGCTCCAAAATCTCCTTAGTGGTGGTAACACATCTGCTTCTGTCATTGGTGGTGCTGGTAATGTGTACAATAGCCAAAGTACTGGGTCTGGTTCTTCTAATGGAGGGGGTATCGGTGGTGCTATCGGTTCTCTGTTGGGTAAGGGGGGTGCTGGTATATCGTCTGGCGGGTCTGCACTTGGTGGCCAACTAGCAGCAGCAGGAGTTTCATAATTAATTATGGCCGGTATTATGGACCTTCTAGCATCTCTTGGTTTAGGTTCTCAACCTCAAACAAATTCTTTGGGATTTGGGCAAACTTCCAACGGAGTAGCCCCTGGTCAAAGTACCTCACCAGGTGGCCAAACAGTCACGCCACTTAGTCAAGTTGTAGTCACTGCTGCGAAAGGGCCTAATGGCGTAAATCCACAAATGCCTTCTCAGGCATCTTCTGCGCCTATGACAATGGCTGCACCGCCAAATATGTCTGGTCTTGATCAATCCGTGCCATCTCTACCGTCAGACTCCAATGGTGTTCTTCAAGGCTCTCAAGGAGCCCCATTCAACTACGACAATAGCTCTGCTGCAGCGGCAGTAAATCAAGCGGTTCAAAAAGAGCCTTTTGGCGGCCAAGGGGGTAATCCTGGTATATACGGGTTACTTCCTCAAAACCTTCAACACGGTACTCTGCGTAATGTCCTAGGAGCTATCGGAGATGCATTTCTTGTCGGGTCCAATAGGCAACCACAATATGCCCCTGCTATGGCCCGTATGCAAGTTGGTCAAGCTATGGCGGGTATGAACCCGAATGACCCTGATTCTATGTATGCTGCTGCCTCTCGTGTTGCGGCAACTGGTGTTTCAGGGGCTGCTGAGATGTCTGATAAGATTGTTCAACAAGCCGAACAAGCCGCAATGCGTAAACAATACATGGAGTACAATCAGAACTATCGTGAACAGGTTATAGGCAATAAAGCGGACAATACGCTTCGCCTACAAGCACCACAAGTTAGTGGAATGGTTAATTCAGCTAAAACTGCTCAAGACTATGCCACACGATATGCCCAAGCAGAGGCCATTGCTCAGCGTATCGGCCCTAACTATCATGCCAGTGATTTTGGACTTGTCTCTCCTGATCAGTGGCAGCCCGGTATGACACAAGGTCTGACCGCTAATCAGGAGCAACTATCCTCGGATAAAAGTGCTCAACGAGATGTGACTAAACGTGGTCAAGATTTCGGGTACCAGGGTCGAGTCACATCAGCTACTATTAATGCTGGTGGTCATGTTCGAGCGGCTCAAATCTCTGCCGGTAAACCCACATCAGGTACAATTGAGCAAGGAATTATCTCTAAGATGAATTCGGAACAACCCCTCAGTGCTGGTGAACAATATTATGTTCAACATAGCCCCACATTTAATGCTAAGAGTGGGCGTCAACTTCTCGTACCTCCCGCTGGTGGTAGTGGCGCGCAACCTGCACATCAACAGTTCCAAAATGGAATGATATATCATGACGCCCACGGAAATAGTGCTCGATATCAGAATGGACAATGGATTTCGGTTAATCACTAATGCCGTTTGACCCATCAACTGCACAACCCTTTGACCCTTCCTCGGCTCAATCCACTGTGGGAGGGTTTGACCCGTCATCTGCCAAACCTGTACAACCAACACAAGATGTTAGTGTTCCACAGGCGATTGGTAACTTTATCGGTCAATTAGGCCAAACAGCGGGAGACCTAATAGCAGGTCATCCGAACCATGCTCCTAATCAGATGGAACAGGGACTGATGGGTGCTGGTCAACGTACTGGTGCGGCCCTGGACTCCGCTGTGTCTAACAACCTACTATTTCAACCTGTTCGTGCAGCTATGGAATGGTCTGGCCAAGGTATGGACAAACTAAAGAGCCTATACCCTGGGCAATCACAACAATGGTATCAATCTCAGCTCCATCAAGTCTATAACCAAGCTGTTATAAACTCAAGACAACATGCGCAGCAAGAACAACAACAGGTTGATCAACAGACTCCAGGATGGGCTGGAAAAGCAGGTCAAGCCGCTCTAAACATTGGTACAGGTCTTGCTACTAATCCTGAATATATGCTTATTCCCGGTATGGCAGGTACAGGTGGCCTAGCCTCTAGACTAGCTATGGCTGGTGGTAGTAATGCGGCTATAGGGTCTGCGTCTGATGTGGCTGCTCAAGCCATGGATATGGCTACTGGTGTTAAGAAGAACTTCGACATCCAACAGAATCTAGAGAGTGCTTTCACGGCAGGTGCTTTTGGTGTTGGCATGCATGGTGCTGTAGAGGTTGCACCATTCGTTAAGAACCTATTCTCTGCCCGTGGCATGGACACAACCCCATCAGTCGATCCTCGTCAGAGTCTTCAACTATCACCGATGACAGGCGATCATGTTGCTATGAATGCTGCTGATTCTATGCAATATCATCAACTACTGATGCATGGTTCTGTGGACGATATCAAAGGCTTCTTCAATGGTCGTAATGGTCCTCAACCTAGTTGGACAGATGTCAATGATTGGGTAGAACACCGAGATAATCCTCCCGTCTCCACTAATGGTGTTGCTGGGGTGGACACATCACGTATGCCCGATTTTGACTATAACACCGAATACAATAATCATGCCGAACAACAATGGAAAGAACAGAACCGTCAGGCAGTTGAGGATCATGTAACTCAACAGATGTCAGGGTGGAAGAATGCCCCTAATGTTGAAGTGGTTCACGGACCTGAGGATATTGCTGATCCTGCTCAACGCCAAGGGGCTATGGATGCGGACAACGGAAAGCAACTAGGGTTCTTCGGGGATGACGGAACTGTACGTATGTACAGTGGCCGTATCACTGGTGAGCCTATGGCTAATGCTCTTCTGTTCCACGAGGGCTTAGGTCACTTTGGTCTTCAACAAGCATTTGGTGACAGACTTGACTCTGTAATTGGCTCACTCCTAGATCGGAATGTGAATAATCTTAACCGTCTAACCGATGCTTGGCAAGAGGCCAATCCGAATGCCTATGGTGGAGATCGTACGAGAGCTGCTGAAGAGGTACTAGCAGAGGCCAGTCAAAGGGATGGTAATGCTAATGCTCAGGGCTTAGGGGCAGATGCTTCAGGTAACTTTAAACAATCTTGGTCTGATGCTCTGGGTTCAACTATTCGTCAGTTTGGTCGTAAGATGGGTTTTAATATTGCTGCGTCTGATGCAGAGGTGCGTCAAGTACTTTCGATGGCTCATGATGCTGTGATCAATGGTAAGGGTCTTGCTCGTGATAACGGTTACAGTAATGGTAATCGCTATATGTTCATTGGTAAAGATGCCTATGGGTTTGATGATAACGGACCAACTGCTGACTTAGCATCCGATGGCCGTTTCCGTAATGAAATTGATGATAGTCAAGCCAAACTAAAAGATCCATATTGGTATGAGAAACCTAACCAAACATTAGGTGATGTCTTGGATCATCCAGAATTATACAAAGCATATCCAGACCTCAAAGATCTTCCTGTTTATCCTTATAATAAAGACAGCAGAATGTCTGGGGCTTATGGTCAAAGAGGTGATGGCTCTGGTAACTATATGCTTATCAATCCCGATAGAAGTCCTGATGAACAACTTATGACTGCTCTTCACGAATCCCAACACGCTATTCAGCATATCGAGCAATATCCCGATATGATGAAACAGTTGAATGTCGGTGGTTCAGAAGCTATGTCAAAAGAAGACTATCTAAACAATATGTCCGAAAAAGAGGCTCGAATTACCGAGTCTCGTAAAGATTTAACTATGCAACAGCGTATTGATCAAGTACCTCCTAAATATATGACCTCAGATCAGTTCAGTCGTACTGAGAAAGATATAGCTTCTGAGGCTTTTGACCGACTGGCAGATGGTTATGATAATCGTTCCACACGTTCATGGGACGATGCCATGGATGCTGCCCGTGATACGGCTATCAATCTTGATAAGTTAAAACGAGTTCGTGGTATTGGTGATCTTGATAAACGACTCTTTCAGTATGATAATGCGGCCAAAGAGTTGAATGATCGACTTCAAACATCTGCTGCTAAAGTTGTCTCTGGTGAGTCACTAACATCAGAAGAACAAGCACAACGTATTCAAGATGTGGCCCAATTCCACTATGTTCTTGGACGTATTGAGAACGATAGTGCTCAAATTGGTCGTGCCCTCAATGCGATGAAGGCTATTGAGTTCAGTCGTAACAATCTCCTTGGTCTTAAATCCCTATTAGATAAGTATGATTCTTCTCTTGGTCCTCTGTCTGATCCCGAAGTGATGCAGAAATTCCTCATGCAGTACTCCTTACTTGGTGGAACTAAGGGTGGCCAAACGCTTGCGGCCACTCTGAATAAACCTGGATGGGAGAAATATGCTCTCACACTGTATCGTAATATGATACTGTCCTCTGTGGGTACCCATATTAAAGCCCCTATGGACATGGCCACAGGTATTGCCCTAGACATTGAAGATCGTGTGGCTGCTGCGGGTATTGGTAAGGTCCATGATGCTCTACAAGCCCTAGGTATCACTAAACAAGGGGGTATGTCAGGTAAAGAACCTATTGCTTATCTTCTAGGCACCTTGAAGGCCATCACATCGGGTGATGCATGGATGAGAGCTGCTACGACATTTACCAATCTTCATGCTCAGACAATGAGAATGGGCAATACTGCACCCGCAGTTCTCCCCGGTATTGCTGGAGATATAACCACAATACCAACCCGTCTTATTGCCGCTCAGGATGCCTTTTTTAGGGCCATCTCTACTAATGCACATCTCTATGGTGATGGGATTGCTAAATCATTAAACGAGGGCGGTAATCTTTCGTGGCTTGACCATATGACTCGTGGTATCAGTTATGCTGAGAACCCTACAGATCAGATGATTGATAAAGCTGCGGATATGGCTAATCGAACTCTTCTTCTCGGTGACAATCCATTTACTAAGTTCCTTGAACGAGGTAAGATGATTAAGATGGGTGCTGATCCTATTGACAGAGCAATTACTGCACTTATTGATCTAGTTACCCCAGTTATCCGCGTACCAGCTAATGCTCTTCTTACTCGCACTATCGCCAGATCTCCGCTTGGTCTTCTGGACCCTGAGACTCGTGCAATGTTTATGGCTGGTGGCCGTCAAGCAGATGTGGCAATTAGTCGTATGATTGTTGGTACAATGAAGATGGCTATGTTCTATGGAGCAGCTAATGTAGTTGGCGGCGCTCTCACACAAGGCAATAAACGTAAGGAACTAGAGGCTTCTGGATGGCGTCCCGGATCTGTTGATGAGGGTGATAAGTATTCCACTGGAATTCAACTTCCCGCATCTGCAAATCCATTTGATGTACATAATCAGACTGCTGCAGATATTGCTAATATGCGAGAAGCATACAGACAGGGGGCCAATGGTGGTCAAGTTGCTGCTGGTCTGATGGCTGCCACAGCCTCTCTCATACATTCGACATTCACTCAGTTGTGGACCAACGATATCAGTGAAGCTATGGGGATGTTTAGTGATTCTCAACAAGATGCTGGTGCTGTCACACGGACTGCACAAAACATTGTTGGTAATGCCGCTGTTCCTGGGGCTGTTGCTCAATTCCGCAACCTTGCTGATCCCAATCAAAGAGACACAATTGACCCAGATAGCCACCTGAATTCCATGGTTAATGCAGTAAAGAATCGTATTCCTGGTTTGTCTGAATCACTACCGACTAGATATTCGGTCTACGGTGATCCGATGCAGACAGGTACGGCACCTAATGCGTTAGTTCCCACACATAATTGGGTGACTGGTGGCAATCAACAACAGAAACCGACTGATCCTGCAGAACAAGAACTTAACCGTCTTGCAACTTCAGGTCTCAAAGTCCAATTGGACAATGGGGATATTCTTGATCTTAGTAAATCTGCTCTTATCACCCCCGTTCAACGAACAGTTAAATTTGATGGAGAACCCACAAGACATCTAACTTCAGATGAGTTTGAGCAGTATCAGAAACTTGCTGGAACTAATATAGTAGCGTATGTGCGACAAGAGATGGGTACCCCAGAGTGGCAGAAAATGTCTGACCAAGATAAGGTGCTAGAAATTAAAGACATTGAAAAAGACATGAAGAAAGCCGCCAAGGAGGCCCTATTCCAATGAGACATCCGTTATTTATTCCACTCGATGTTGCAGCATGGGTAGGAATCGTTGGTTCTTCCATGCATGCATTTCCTCAAGAAGCCTCTGGGGTTGCTACACTTCTTGGTGGTGCGTATTATGCCATTATGATTGTAGATTACTTCCTAAAGCGGAGTAAAACACATGACAAGTAATTATCTTGTACCTGATCTTCAGAGAGATGAGGCACATGTAGGGGAACCTGATCTAAAGGCTTATCCTGATCCCGGTACTGGGGGACCTCCTTGGACCATTGGTTATGGCCACACTGGGCGGGAGGTTCACCCAGGGCTCATTTGGACAGTGGCACAATGTAATGTTGCTCTTCTGTCTGATATTCAATCGGTCTGTACTGGTCTTGATACAGCGATTCCGTGGTGGAGAAGTCTTGACGATCTAAGGCAAGATTGTTTAGTTAACATCGCATTTAATCTTGGTGTTCATGGTCTTCTTGAATTTAATACATTTCTTGCGTATATGCGAGCTAAACTATTCAATCATGCCGCTCTTGATCTAATGGGTACGCTATGGTATCGTCAAGTAGGGGATAGAGCTAAGAGAATTCATGATCAAATCTTAACTGGAGTACATCAACAATGAAGAAACTTCTCAGTATCGTCGGACTAGTTTCTGGTCTTCTTTTAGGTCTTACTACAGCTGTACCAGCAGCCCCCACAGGTGCTCCTTGGCCAGCTATTGAGTGTAGTAATCCTTGTATTATTGAGGACGATGGTGGAGGGATTATCGATCTGTACCAAGCTCAAGCACGCCAGATGGCTGCTGGACATACATCCGTAATAGTCGATGGGCCATGTATGTCTGCCTGTACTATTTTTATAGACATTGATCGTAATAATGTCTGCCTAACAGACCGAGCACTGTTAGGTTATCACAAAAGCCGGTTGGAAGACGATACTGGTAAAGTTACTTTCGGTGAAATCGACTATGAAACACCCGGCTTAAATAAGTACATCGAAGATCATGGTGGTCTTCCCGACCCCGATAGCGGTCATTTACTGATGCTTAATTCGTATGAGGCATCTAAATTCTATAGGAGCTGTGCAATAAAATGATGGCACCAAGACCAATGAAACCACCTAATATGCCCCAGATGAAAATGGTTAAACCAAACTACAGTCAACGAACACCTGCCTTCAATGATCAGCATTTTACAGATGGCCCTAGAGAGCCCACAATTGGCTCAACACAGGCTTCATTTAATCCTGGCCAGAATGCCTCGGCTCTTCCTAATGGGCCTCCTAGGTACATCCAGCCGCCCGGACAGAGGGTATTTCCTGGTAAGGGCCTAACAAACAAACGAATCGGTAATACTACAATTTAAAGATACAAAAATAGCCCCGCCGGGAATTTCTTCCTAGCGGGGCTTTCGTTTATCTAATTACAGTGAATGAATCGCCAGGGCCAATAGACCTTGAAGAAGAGTAGAACCGATAGATTTAGCATCGGTGATCAAATCCTGACCTTGAGTCTCAGCCCATTCGAGGAAGTCTTGTTCCACTGTCTCCAGAGGAGTACCGGTAAGAACTTCCTTCTCAACAGTCTCAAGATAATCGTCAAAGGATGTTACAACATTACTAATGACATCTGGTACCTGCTTGAACACCGTCTCAACGATAGACCAAACAGCCTCACCTTCATGCTCAACTTCATCCTCAAGCCACGTACCAGCAGCCTTCAGATCATTCTCAATGGATTGAATAAGGGACATTATTAGCTAACCTTTGCTTGTACTGCAGCCGCTTCAGGAGAACCCGGAGTGGCAGCCAGAGCTTGTTTGAATAGGGTCTGAACTGAGTTATGTTGAAGATAACTAAAGACGGCAGGAATAATAACAAATGCAGACGAGACAAGGTAGTACAAGGCACCCTCAAGCTGGGTTGGATCAACTTGCTTGGAGACACCAAGAGCACCCAGAGCTCCTCCAACAGCGGGAAGGGCATTACGCGCCTGACTAAGTACAACAGACTTAATCAAACCTTCAACAATATTACTAATTACGGACATTTAGTTCCTCCTTAAGTTATCTCACAGAAGCCAGAAACACATGCGTATTCCTGACTACCGGTTGTTGTATCTTCTTTTTCATATTCTTGAAGTCTTTGCCAATCAATTGACTCTGGCATACGAGTCACCCACTCATCATATTCTTCTTTATTTATCTCCTGATAAGGAGCTTGTCGGTAAGTATGCTCTGAATAAGGGAGGAAAGCGACTCCCGATAGGATATCGAAATTAGACCACACCCAATCAGCAACACCAATCCACTCAGACTCTCGAACATTAACAGTAATAGATGGTTTATGTTCACACCAATGCTCCTGAACATTCTTCCAGATTTCTAAATGATTTTTAGCAGGCAAGGCTTCCCGGAATAGAGCATCAGTTGGCGCACATTGGGGGAAAGAGAAGACCACGGTAGAGTCAGGATTGGTGTGGTCTCGTTCGTATGGGACATCTTGATCAATGAGGAACTGGGTGAGAGGGTCTTTGATATCCCCGCGAACAGTTCGTATGTAGTAGGGACTATGGCGAGGATGAATGCCAGAAGCGCAGTCCACCAACTGGGAGACTGTCCCGGAAGGTTTAACACAAGTGATAGCGACAGACTGCTGAATCCCAAGTTCCTTAGCCAGTTTAGCATTGGTCTCAATAGCTACGAGTCGAAGATGGTCGAGCCAGTCACAACCCTCACCAGCTCTTCCGAGGATTGGATGGTCGAGGATGCCTGTAAGCGAGACGCCAAGTAGACGTTCCTCTTCAGTATTTTTCCTCCAGATATGTCTGAGATATTTAAACTCAGTGAGAGTGGATTGAAAGGTCCCAAGACAGGTGGCCAATCGCACTTTTCGTTCCAGGGCTCGAAGGTCATCATCAGGTCGAACAACGACTTCCGAAAGATTACAGAACTGAAACGGTCGAAGAATGATTTCACTGCAGGGATTTGTTCCAAAATCATAACTGATGTTTCTTCGCCCATTTCGAGCAGCCTGTCGCACACTAGCTGTGCGACTAAATACTCCTCTTTCTCCACTTTTTGAGTCGTAAAGAGATTTCCACTCGCGTAGAAACTCTCCGACGGTTGGTCTTCCCAAGTACACCGCAGAGTTATTAGATAAGCCTCGTTGTCCATTGTGCTCCCACCAAGCTCCGTGCTTGGCATATCGCATCTCCTCATTGTTAAGATCAGATAATGAAATCATCGCCGACCTACGTACGCCACCAACCACTACAACCTCTGCGATCTTACAGAGAATATCATGGCACTCTAAAGATGATAGTTTACGTCCTCTAGCTCGGCCAATAATTCCTGTAAGGTAACTAAATAGCTCGATAAGTGGCTCAGGTCCCGAAGCACGACCCCCAAAAGTCTTGAGTCTAGCTCCCGCAGGCCGAACCTTCCCGATGTCCCATTTTGGCTGATACCCTGCATAAAGGTAATCAATGACATGTCGGAGTGATATCGCCCATCCCTCTTTAGAATCGGGAACTGTAACAGTAGGTTGATCTTCTCCAACAATTGATTCACCAACTGTTGGGAGTTGACTGACATACTTATCCTCCACACTAAATCCGACACCAGTCCCACACATTAGTATATACATGGCCTCGTCAAATGCCCGAAGATTATCCACTACCATATAAGCACAATTGTAACCTGCAACATGAGTTCTGTCAAGAGCTGGTCCTGCAGTCATAAGACACCTCATGCTGGGCATCACTTCGAGATCAATGATTGCAGACTTAATGTCGTGGTACATTTCAGCGGGCATTTCCCATTGATGTTTATCAATGAGATGGGTAAACATCCAAGATGTATAACGACTTACAACCTCTTCCCAGGTCTCCCGCCTTTGTTCGTCTTCAAGCCATCGGCTATAGCGACTATATGCAATAAATCTTTGATAATCTTTCAAGTAATTTCTCGTACCTCCACAGCAGCCTCTCTGGCTATTCTCTTCATATGTGCTGTTCCTCGTCCGCCAGGAAAGGCTATAACTAGGTCGGGGTGTTCATGGTCCAACATTTGTTGATTACGAATAAGACCCGCTGCTTTACCATATAAATCCCAATTAGCAGGATAGATTTTTACCGGATTACCATATTGTTTAGCGTACTGAATCGCTAATGTGTCAGCACCTTTAGCAGCTCCACTAATTATAGTAAACCTTCCTTCAATTTGATTTAGAGTATCTTCGAGTTTAACATAATCATTAAAATCTCTACCACCACAGATTAGAATTTTCAATCAATTAAATCCTCTAATTCGTCGATATCCTCTGAACGCTTCAAATGTATCACTCTTTGTCTGTATTTAGGTGAATGTAAATCACGAGCGATCTCATTCCTTTGATATTGACGTCTTGCTCGACGCTTCTCTTTTTCCTGGAACTTGTTCATCCCGGTCATGTTTAGTATCTTTCAGTGTTACCTCAATCTGATAAAGAAGGAGACTGAGATGTGCCTCAGTCTCCCTCAATACTTTATCTACAGCTTTAAGCTGCTGTCTTAACTTCTTGGTTGATTTCGCCAAGTTTCCACACCTGAAGATCAAGAAATTCAGCTAAAGAGTGTTCAGTTCGAGCACCCTTAGAAGCACTCCATCCTGGTAGAAGAGCAATGGTATCTGCTTCATTAATAATATACATTAGATCATCAGTAATTGCAAGTCTGCGATCAAAACCTTTAGCCTCAGCTTCTTTAAGATCACCAGTCTCTGATCGACTGTAGTCTTCACCATCCCGTTCAATATCACGACGAGCCGGGTTAAAGACAGTATGTCCATGACCTTTAAGGTATTCTTCAGCGGCAAAGAATGCCGGGAAATTAAAATCTTTATACCCAGTCATAGGACCAGCTAGGTAGACTTTCATTTTTGTCTCTCTGAATTAGCGAGTATTAATTCAAATCTCGCGAGGGCGTTCCATGCAACGTGAGCAGCATGGGGAAGTCCAGAATCAAGGTCCACAATTTCTCCCGATGCTTCTGCTGCAAGGTGTCGTACCATTGCATCAGTGTATCTATTAAGTCCATCATCGACATATCGCCAACCGTCCCAGGCATATTTAGTTGCTCCGAAAGCTGAGACGGAAGATACTCCAGAAATTGCTTTCGGGAAGTAGCCAAGCCCTCCGCGATAGATTGGAGCTTTTCCGGCGTCATCTTTCCGAGCCCCAGCAATACCTTCTGACGGGTCACCTGTAACCTCTCTACTCAAATCTAAGTTCCTCCGTTGGAACTATTGTGTATCCATGTCTTTCTAGTGTGTTCATGAAGACTTCAGCATCAATATCCGCTTGACCATCAAACTCACCCGCTTCAAAGAATGCAGCATAAATAGCTTCAGTAATTGAATTCACATTACACCTTTGTTCGAGCACCAGTAGACCACGATCCACAATCATTACACTGTAGACGTTGAACTTTGAAGAACTTAGTTCTACGATGACCTCTAAGCTGAACACTCTTAGACCCACAAACACCACACTCACCTCGGTTATCACCAAGATGTGGATGATTGTCTATGAATGGCTTAATACGATCATAGAGTTTGACTAGAAGCTTAACATCTTGAATGCAGTACTTTTGCATACGTTGACGAGCTTTCTCATTACCTTCGAGTACAGATCGCCAAAGCATAAAACCTTCATGTTTTGTCTTACCGCCAATACCGAATAGTGGTCCGATAAATGCAAGACGGTTCATGACAAAACCAAACTTCTTAACAGCTTTAATTAGATCAATTGATGTTGCAGGAGGCGGAGGATTAAGTCCAGCAAGAATAATACATCCACGAAGTTTAGGAAGATCGTATTTATCTCCGTTGTATGTAACAATTGCATTAGCTTCTGTTAGGAGCTCAAGAGCCGCTTTCGCCATACCATCTTGACCATGTTCCCATTCGGAGAAGAATTGATACTCTTTCTCCCCGTCCCAATGAGCACAAAAACAAAGCAGACCACCATCATCAATCAATTGTTCGGGACTAACATTTTCATCCCACATACGCCAAACATAAGCTGTTGCAGGCTTCCACTCTATGTCCAGCATGAGAAGTTTATCTTGTTTCATTAAACCATTTCTCCGGTGCTACGCCTTCAGCCCAGCGGAAACCGTTCCGTTCGGCCCACTGAGCGTGAGTTTGTTTCGTTCCGGCGATCTTCTTATGCGGATACATAAAAACGAACCTAATATCAATGTCAGGGTGTTGTCGCTTCACAGCGAGCATTTTAGCTTTACTATCTCTATCCAATCGACCTTTAGTCTCAATAAAGAAACCGTGATCTATAATCTCAAAGTCGGGGAAATAATTACGTTCGAGAGTATATGGAATACCTATACTCTCATACTTAAACTTGATTCCCCGAGACTTTAGATTAGCTTGGAAAGAGCGTTCAAAGCCGCTCTTTAAGGCCATTAGAAGGGTAGAACGCTTTCTTCAGGCTCTTCTTCATTCAATTCAGCCGCCTTGATACGCCCAAGTGGCAGTACAAGAACGGGAACTGCCCCCGCCCCGAAATCCCGCATAATTGCGATATGATGCGGCGTGAAAATGAGAAATCCCCGACCGAAAAGTTCATTGTTATCCATATCAGTAATGATGTAATCATTCGTCGGAATTCGGGGTTCATCCTCTTCAGCTTTACCACCACTAATTGCACCAAATCTGAATACGTTATCGTTTTCGTCCACTTATGTTCCTTTCGAGGTTAGAACGTGGCTTCTTTGACTTTAGGTTCTCTCACAACCTTCGTGAGGAATTTAGGGCCATTAGAATAAAGGAAGGTCCGAAGACCGATACCACCATTACTATCAGCCCAACAACGGAATTTATGATCACAGTATGAACAGTTGACTCCCAGCGCCCGGTTACCCGAAGCACCTTCTTCTTCGTCTTCATAGCATCGCTCAGGAGGGCTATCTGACTCAAGAGTGGCCTTTAGGTAATTAATACGATCCTGAACATTAACTGCAGCTTTTAAGTCTTCTCGACTGACTGGAAGAAAAGCAATGTGGCCATTCTGCTTATCAGTCGCGAGGAAGCCCCCATCCGTATCGCGAGCCTCACAGTATCCTGCAAGTTGCTCGACATATCCGAAAGGGTCATTCTCTGCAAGTGTTCCGTCAGCAAATTTTCTAAATGAATGGGTTGATGCAGATTTGACATCTACAGTTACTCCGTCGATGTCTGCGTCGATATGTCCTTTAATGCCTTCGATAGATACTTCAGCTTGGCGATGCGTAACATTATGGCCCGACTTTCTGGCGAGGAATAATAGAACAGTCTCGACAAGGTCGCCGAAGAGGAACTTGAACAGAGTGTGAGGAGGAAACGCCTCTTCCTTTCCGACGTGTTTGTCATACCAAAGTTGCCTTGCACCCTTACCAATATTAGACATCCGTAGAGTGAACTCTCTTCGGGAGTCTTCTTTTCTTTCTTCTAGGCGAGACTTAATGATGGTAGCGATCTCAGACCCAAATTCTGTTGCTTCAGCGTCTGTAACATCAGTACCTTCACTAAGTACTCTATAAATATCCGTAACTAATGGGTGTTGTTCAGTCAAATACATCACCGTTATCAAAACACTTTTGGTCTTCATATGATGCAACTACTCGACGGTAAAATTCAAGTTTTGCACATTCGAGCATACCAATAGCTGCATTAAGGTCGGTGTATTTTTTATCATAACAAGCAGTTATGATTGTTGAGATCACATAATTCAAGAAACCATCTCTGTCCTGCGTACCCTTAGTCAACTCCACAATCTGTGAAATTGCATCGTGATACGCAGGACGATGAAACTCTTTAATATATGGAATTACGCAGCGTCCGCTTGCCAAGACTCATCAGTCTCAGCATCTTCCTTGACGGGGAAATTATCACCATCATACTTAATCATATCCCAAATCTGTAGGGACAAGATATTAGCAGACTTCTGGTTTTTACCATATTCATTAATAGCGAAGTTCACATTAACAACAGAGTCATTACCAATCTTCGGACCCTTATAGACAGTTTCCGAATCTTGTAGCGTGTTGCCATGATGGTCCACAATACGGACTGGTTGATTAGGGGAGCCGTCAGCCTTGAGCTCACGACGCTTAAATGTAATGAATGGACCGTTACCCTTGTCCTTGATTTTAGGCTTCAAGCCCTCAACCTCAAGACGATGAACGGTCTCTTCATCAAGATAGACATCAATCGACCATTCTTTATGCTTATTCTCAAAACCCCAATGAAGTTGATCAGCAAAGATTTTGGCCCACTTGGCCTTACCACGGATTAGCACTATTTTGTGCTCCTTGTTCTTATTATTTGTTCGTTGTCTTTGACATGCTATCCAAATCTGGATAGGTAATATTGGTGCCCTTTGACCAGAATCGAACTGTCCTCCACGCTATACAACGGCGTTATAATACCACTATACGAAAAGGGCCGAAAGAACCAAGAGGAGCCTTGCGGCTCCCCTGGCGTGTAGCTCCCTTGCGGGCAACGGACATTCGGTTTCCCAAAGCCGCAGGGCTCACATAAGCCCCATATGATTAGTATACCATACTAAATATTAGTGTCAATGACATTCTGCCCAATTTGCTCCGCATTTGTAGCCACCTGTGAGTGGGACTTTAAATCCGATATCTGTTCCTGCAGTTTCAATGGCGTTAACACAGATTTTCCCAACTTCCTCAGAATCCTTGGTCGCTGCATCTAGTTGTCCTTCATCATGAATATTACCAACATAGAATCCATCAAGTCCTCGTCTCTTAATTTCATTTCTGGCAACAATAGCGGTCCTTTTCATAACTATTGCGCCGGCTGACTGGAGCTTATAGTTAAGCGCAGCGCTCTGGGCTGGGCAGCGAACGAAGCCTCCATCAATGGTTCGCAACAGTCCGCCAGTTGCTCGAAACTCATCTTGGATATCTGCAGAGAGTCTGGAAAGTCCGGGAGTACCTCGCTCAAGGATTCCACGAGCCCATTTACCATAGTGTCTAGCTTCACTTCCTCGAAGTTCAGGGCGCAACGTGACTCCGAGCTTTGGATCGCCACCTCCATAGAGATACCATGTGTTTAACTGAGGTCGTTAATCTCAGCCCATATAGCTGCATGTCCCCATGCAGAGCAGACTATATCATCATCCGACTGTAGGGCCGGAGCTGGGCGCTTCCAGACACTTGTCTGTACTCTCTTTCGAGATAGTCGTTGCACCTTCTAGATATTCAATTGCCTTCTGGAGATTGCCTATATTGTCATCAAACAAACCTAATGCTTGATTACATTTAGGGCACAGAAGTCCACGAATTAAACCAGTTAAATGATCATGGTCAATGGCTAATTTAGCCTTACCATTTCTGGCGACCACATATCCTTCAGAACCACATATCCTACAATGTGGATCAGCAAACATATCTTCATACTGCTCTAAAGTAATACTATATGCTTTATGCAAATACCTTCTTGAGTATCTGCGTTCTGCACAAATATTAGAGCAGAATAAATGAGATGGTGCCACTGGTTGAAAATCTAAATCACATTCTCTGCACTTCTTAATCCTGAAAGAACCTTGGGGGTATTTATCAGGTGTTGCAGTAAAATGTTCTTGAGATTTATTCGTATTTTTGAATATCATGCTTGGCTCATGATTAGCTGTTCTAGCTTTCCCATGAGTTCACCCAGTTTTACTACTGCTACTTTACTAACAGTAGAATCCGTTTTTAACGGTAAGATCACGCATTTCATCACTGAGGTTGAGGTTTCGAGTGTTAACGAGGTGGGGATCCCCAACAGTGAAGAGAATGGTGGCTTCAGGATTGTTAAGATATTCAGCAAACATACGCATTTCAAGGCCACTGGCATCATACCCAACTTCTCTTCGATTGGGTCGAGCTTGCCAAAGTCGTCTACATTCAATTCCATACCTGACCTTCTTCTTGGCCTTTGGGATATTCATAGTATTAGGGTTAAATCCAATCATACGTCTAGTAGATGCACCACATGTAAGAACCTGACCATGCATACAATGGTCATCATAGTTAACACAATTAAGCCAACCCTCGACCATTGTACTTCGGCCTTGTAAGACCAGCCAATCCGCAAGGGCTTTGACTTCTACCTTACCTGAAATCTCAGCAAAAGATATTAATGCCTCTTCATCAACCTTTGGGAATCCCTTCTCGGTAAAGTTAAGTGGTTCCCACCCAAGATCTAGAAGACGATCAACTCGTTGTTTAGGTGATCCAAGATTAAAGTCTACCCAATCAAGGGTAGAATAGGTTCCGTCTCGGTTGTCTCGAACTTCGGGGTATTCTCTAAGATGTCGTAAATAGCTTGCAAATTCACTACCATCTTTTTTAGTTCGTCTTTCGTACGTTCTACTGACTTCCAATCGCCTTGGGAAAAGTTCGTGGATAGCGAATTCAGATTCAGATTGAACAGCCCTGAGGTAACCTGCGAGCGCCTGTGCTCCAGGGATATCAAAATACCATCCATTTCTTTGTTGTTCATCTACAACTTCCCTGACTTCATGTTCGATCTGGCATGATAATTCACTGAAGCCTACCCTCCGCATACGTTGCCAAAGGGCTCGTGCAACTTTCTTACCAAGCTTTACATCTTGTTTACAGTAGGTCTCCATCTCAGGAGACCACTTAGACCAATCATTGAAGTCCCCTTTAGGGTCTCCAAGACGTATTCCCCAAGCCTCCAGAGAATGACCGCCGGAAAGCTTAGGATCATACAGGTAAGAAAGAACCAGAGTGTCAACAATATTTCGAGTACTTGCGGTACCGCCGACAAGACGACGTGTATGGGGTCCGTCATAGCTGACCGCATTATGTCCAACAAAATAGACTTCACTACCACGAAGACCATCAAAGAATCCTTTTATCTCGTCGTGACCACGAAAGGCCATGACCTCTTCTTGATCCATCCTGGAAGCACACAGAAGCCAGATACGTGACGGATATAGTGAGTCGGCTTCGATATCTATATACCAATACTTATGGTAATCTTCAGGTCTAGGTAGATACAATTAATTCATAACCCATTCATGTCCGGCGACCTTACTGCCGCCAGAGCGATAAGAATTGATCTCTTCTTCTGTAAGTTCGGTGAGACGCCCGGTGTCATTATTATAATGTAGGTATGCGCCCGGACCAGTACGACCGCAAAACCTGTTCTTCTCAACCATAAGAGACACAACATTCCTTCTCCAAGGGTCTTCGGAGAGTTTTTCTCGGTTGAGTTTGATAACGATATTAGCTAGTTGTTCTACCCCGGCAGTGCCTCTGATCTCGCCCTTCCGGTTCTGGTGAATTACAGCGATAATGGAAATATTACATTCCATACATAATGTCTTTAATTTGGTAGCAATCTCATCAAGCTGTTTACGCTCATCCCCTGATTGATCAGACACCACAATAGATAGGTGGTCCAGAATAATATACTTACAACCAAGATTATGCATGTATCGAACTTTGTTGAGGATTTCTTGAATTGAATTAGACCCAAAATGGTCATAAATAACGAGCTTGTCAGTATCGACGATGCTATCGAAATATCCTCTAAGTTCCTCTTGGTTGACCATCGCCCTAATGTCTGGAAGATGCAGAGGCATATTAGCCTCAATAGACATTAAACCGAGCGCAGTATCTCCGTTCGTTTCTTCCAAGTGTAGAAGCCCGATACCCGCTTCTGGCGATGTTTTTCTAATATGATATTCAATCTCTTTGAGGACAGACGTCTTACCCACACTGGTTTCGGCAGTGAAGACCACGAATTCTGAGAGCCGTATGCCATAAGTCTGAGAGTTAAGTGACTCCCAGGGATATGGTACTGTTTCATAGTTTTTTGGGGCGGAGACCTCCTCCCACAGTTCACGCCCGAGTTTAAGCCCTGACGGACTGTATTGCGGAGCCGCCCACCATTCACGGTTAAACTGCTCACGTTTGCCAACTTTAAGATAGTCGTTCGCATCTTTGGCTTCTGCAAGAGTAAGAACCTTGACCTTGCCGATGGGGAACATACCTGCCACAGTAAGAGCGGCTTCCTGGCCCGGATAGCGAACCTGACCTGTCTGGGCATTTAGTTTACCCTCATCTTTGTCAAAACAAACAACAATATTCTGGAAAGAATTGAGGTACTCGCTGTTCTCTGCAACATCCTTAGCAGCACCTGCTGCTCCAGACCTGACAGAGACGACTGGCCATCTCGAACCCATAAGCTCGTAAGCAGCAAGTGCGTCATATTCACCTTCGACGAGTGTAATGTATTTCGCACTTCCAGGAGGGAAGAGGTGGCTTCCGAAGAGCCCTGTGTGCTTAATATCACCTTCATTAAAGAACTGTTTGTCCGCAGTCCTGACCTTATTGGCAAGATGCTTTCCGTCTTCAAAATATGGGAAGTATGTATAATCACCTTCACGCCACACGCCATACTTCTCTGCGGTGGCCTTCATGATCTTCCTGTCGGTTAGATCAACAGTAATACGTTTAATGTCTGTAAGGATTGTCGTGTCCTTATTCTCATTATCGTTGTCTGGAAAAGTTGTTATGCCGCACACAAAACAGTGTGTGTGACCGTCGGAGTACAAACTACTACCGTCTGAACTACCGCACGCCTCGCAAACTAAGTGCCTGATGAATTTCGATTGGGCTATAGTCGGTATGCTCCAAACTTACACAAACATATCGTGAGTCTTCAACCTTCTGGTAGTGCAGGTGGCCATGAATATTGGTGCCAAACCTACCTAGTGAGTCTGGATGAATTGGGATATGTGATAGAATCACTTTATTCTTATCTTTGTCTTTCTGAACTACATATGAACGGATGTCGTCGAAGAACGGGAGATAATCTTTTAGGGCAAAGGTGTCATGATTACCTTTAACAAGAACAAGACGACCTCGAAGACGCCCAAGAAGAAAAAGATTCCGCCTATTGATGACAACATCACCAAGCAAATAAACCCTATCGCTCGGATCAACTCTTTCGTTGTGTCTAGCGATGATTGTTTCATCGTGTTCCTCAATGTTCTTGAATGATCTAAGCATAGTACCGTCGTCACGCTTAAAAGTCAATATATTCACATGACCAAAATGGTGATCGGCTGCTACCCAGGTTCTACCACTCATACTCTATCCTGAAATAGTTGCATAGATTCACCGTAGCCTTCCCAATTATCAACACCACATTCTTCTAGACATCTCAATTTAAGTAAAGAACGTTGAACCTCTTCGACTGTTTCATTAAAATAAGCTTTAAAGTCCTCCTCAGTTATACCGGTATCACTCATGCCCAGCCTTCGGGACCGTTAAAGCCATATCCCATATTATCAAGCATTTGGGATACTAGGTTCCAGACATGAAGTTTACGAGGCCACGCATATACGACATTCTTTTTAGAAACTTCTTTAGCCTTGTAACTAGCCTCAAGGGCTTGTTCAGTCTTACCCACGAATGTTTCACCAATATAATCGCCACGATCAATAGTTCCGTGACCATCATTATAAATTCGCATACGAGCAATTTCTTTCTTATTAGCCTCAGAACCATGAGGCCAAAGCTCAACTCGGATCATTAACATTACGGTTGTTCTCCGTGGAAGCGTGTTTTCCACCCTTCATGCCAGTCAGTATATTTATTAAACTGTTCATCTGTCTCCAGCTGACCTTTCAAGAGACGATAAGGATTTTTATTTAAAGAAACTGAAATTGCTTGATACCCTTCCCGCCACTCACTACTTCGCTCGGCTATCTCTTCCTCCCATTTGATTCATGGTTGATATGAGTATACCCTCATTAAAATCTATGAGAATAAGATGTTTCTCCATGTCTTCTGGATGTTCGTAGTTATTTAGATCAGCCTGATATGGTTCATCATCTAGAATTAAATAGTGCGTTGTGTCGGGATGTTCTTTCAACCATTTGGCTACTCTTGTGTAACGCCAATTTTCGTTCTCATCACATATAGGATGTTCATGGAAATATTCTCTCTTGAGTCCTTCAATAATGCAATGCTCAAGAGTCTCGTTACTACCAATAGCCCGAATCCAGGAAGAATGTATAACAAGTTTCCAATTACGAACTAAACACCAATCATTAATAAGACCGACAGCAGCAGGGTCAAATTTCTTAACAAAAGGTTTGGTCTGCCCAGGCATAGCATATGCTCGATAAGGAATGAGAGGCCCGTCAATATCAAGAAATAGAATTTTAGTCATTTAAACCAAATGGGCGAAAAAGATTTGCATCAATAACTGCATCAACGATCATCGGACAATTTTTCTCCAGTAGATAACCACAAGCAAATGCAATCTGTTGATGTTCTAACTGAGTTTCAGGACCTTGGCGAATAGATACATAATGTATCCAATCACGAAGAGTACCTTGCATATACATACGAGTTGATGTCAGACCTTCAGGCAGAAGTTTACGGGCGAGCTCCTTAGCAATACCAACCGCAAGACATGCCTTATAGCCGGCCCAACAGATGCCCCAAACTTGATTCTGCCAGACTGACCACAAATCATTGATTTCAATGTCCGCAGTAGGGATGGAGTTCTGACGATTCTTCGGGTCTTTAAGTCTGGCTTGCGGCGACATTACCAGCTTCTCGTCCACTTCAGAATACCGCTGACTAAATTCTTGAAAGTGGAATGATCTGTGTCTCAAAATTTGACGAGCAATATCTCTTGTAGTCTCAATTTCAACGCACATACAGGCCATCTCAAATGGTGACCAATGATTATGATCAATTAAATACTTAATCAACTTTTCGGAAGGATCATCTGGTTTGGCAGACGGATTAGACACACGAGCCATGTGTGCCACCATCTTGTCGGCATCAGGCGTGATCCACTTAAGTTCGACTCTCAATCTGAAAACCTTAATGTACAATAATTGATTTGCCCTTTCGAGTGAAGCAGCAGTACGATCTCATCGTTAAAATCGGCATCCATAACATATTGGTCTCCATAATCCATCAAATAGCGGGTGAGTTCCATAATCAGTTCGCTAACTCTCATCTTTTTTAGCTCCAAAAACTTGAGACCAAACCTCATGCATGGCTATACGTCGATGCTGACGATTAAATTTACGCTGAAGATTACGAACAGAGTTGATTGGTGAACTTAGACGTTGAGTATTACCTATGAGGTTGTATCGCATTCTTGAGCCTCTTTTGTGTGATAATCCATAAGAACTTCTTCAATAGCGGCTTGACAGACAACACAAGGCCCATATTCTTTATGGATTTTGTCATATGTAATTAAATCATCTTCACGGTTGCAGATATAGCAACGCATCAGATAATCTTAATCCTTGTATCTAGTCCTAGTTCTTTTGCCAAATACGAAATTCGATCTTCAGCTTCATTTAAACGAGCTTGAGCAGCCTGTTGGGCAACATTTGAAAGGTGGTCAGCTTGAGCCCATCTAAGTTGAGCGCGATTAGTGTCAAGACCCCAAATGGCATCAGAAATCTTTCTAGATAACGCTCGAAGAGCGTGTTCAGGATCAGAATATTCTTGAACTTCAAATGGTTTTGGCTGATATCGCATATCAGAACCTCCTAGTATAGTTTACTGGCCTGTTTCTACCATTGGGAAATTATCGTCTGCATACTCAAGCACAAATTGACGTTCTGGTAGAGTTTGAAGTGATGCACACATATTCATAAGTCGTTGCCTTACAGACAACGGAACAGCATACGGATCAGGGAAAAACCCCACTACATTGTCACATCTAGTGAATAGTGCCGTTTTCTGAGCATCCGTCAAGCCGAAAGGTAGGATATTATTCCTATCTTCCCACGGAAGAGTATCGTCTTTTAGCATATCTTTTTCAAAAATACCGTACACACCATAAAGTTTAGAACTAACATCATACCCATACTTATTGATCAAGATTTGTTCTAGTACAAAAGGAAGATCATGTCTAAGTTTAAGTGTTCGCTTGATTGGATTAGGCATTGGCAAGTGCTGTAAGGGCTGCGGCGTATGCAGGGACTGTTTCCCCTTCAATACCCGGTGCAGTATTGACTTCAAGGACATAGAAATTTCCCAACTTATCCTCAATGATGTCCACGGCCCCGAAGTCAAGTCCGAGCGCCCGAACGGCGTCTACCCCCAACTCATCCCGAGTTTCGTTGGGGGGAATATTCTTACGTTGATAAATAAATCCATTCTTCCAAGACCTGACCTTCCAATTGGTCGGCTCTCTTTTTGGGTCTCGAATCTTTCTATGAGTAGCGAATGCACCAAGACAAGTTGCATGAACTCTGAATTCTTTGTCTTTGAATATGTATTTAGTATACAATTTGGAATCTACAAGCTCATCACCCGGTTCCATTATAACGATACCAGCACCTTCATGACCTGTCAAGATCGTCCGAGCAACTACTGTATCACCATTATCTAACCACTCTTGGGCTATAGCCTTATTCTCAGTCCAAGGAACAGTCTGAACTCCGGCATTAGTTAGATAGTGAAAGGTTTTTCGTTTATTAACAGCTTTATAGATTGCTTCACAAGAATTAATATGAATGTGATTAGGAAGGTGCGGCCAAGCCTTATCGTCACCAACGCCCCATGAGATAACTACATCACCTTCTTCGACAAGCTTACCGAGACGCATACGACGGAACCCTTGTTCCTTAGACAAGAAGTAGGCACCTTCAGAGGGGCGGTTCCCAGAGAATACCCAGAGTGTCATGAAGCTTCCTTCCATGTGGAGCAGAAGGCTAAATCTTGAGCATTCCGCATACCACGTTTGAGCATATTTTCATAGCCATCAACAGTTAAATATTTACGAGACATAGGCCCTAGCACATCTTCTAGAAATCCTTTAGGGCCTGTTAGACTAAATTTACGAATAATTTCAGCCGGATTAGTATAATTTCTTGCCCGTTCTTTCATTGTCTGAAGTGTCTTGATCCAATGAATAATACGTCCATAATGGATTGAACACTCCATTGCACGAAACTCAATTGATCCATACTTTAGTAGGCTAGCGAAGTTGACAGATGCATAACGATCATCAATCTCAATACCGAAGAAATTATTTCCATTCTGAATAGACCTAATAAGACCGACGGCAATACCGTAAGCGTCTGTCACTCTAAGACAGAAATTATTACCAATTCGATGATCTCCGGCTTGTGATGTTAGGAGTTCATCAAGAGTGATAGACAGGACCATCATATTATATATGGTTCGGTAAGTCTCGTGGGCAAAGTTCAAATGCACATGAACTGAAGTACGGTATGAATCATACACAACAGCCGGGGGCGTTTTAATAAAATCCAGGAGAATTGCTAGAGAAATCTCAATATTCTCAAATGTCATCGGATGTTTAGATACGTACTCTATACACTCATCTCCATGGCTGAGTGCTCTCAAAGAATTCTCAGGATGAACTACCCAATATCTGGATATATTGGCAGATTTCTTTGAGATATTCTGACCTTCAAGTTCAATCTCAACGCCGAATGCGTCAGCGTGATTTCTGGCCTCAGAGTGAATAGGGATTTGCTCAATAAGTTTCCTATTGAGTTGCATGGGAAGCGTGTACACCACTATTCTCCTCAATTGCATCCGAAAGGTGTTCAGTTAAATAAGAATAGTTATCAACTAATTTAAAATCTTTCAAATTCTGTGTAAATCCGACGGGTTTTCCACGGTATTCTAGAGTAAAATCACCGCGGATTGCATTAGGTTGCAACGCGAAATCTTTATGAAATGCAACTATCTTGCGTTTTTCAGTTCGTAATATCTCTTCTGCCGAGAGAATTGTCGGGTAACTATTAGAGAGCATCATAACTATCGATTTACTGAAAGTAAAATCATCATTAACATACCCACTATAATGAGAGTGCCAACTTAATTGATCTCTTCTCAAACCTTGTCGCCACTGACGCACAGCTCGACGATACCACCAAATTGCTGCTTCACTCGAATTAGCATATCCGATTGCGTAGTCTCGATAAGATAAGTTAGGATCATTATTTAAATCGATAGACTTAATACAACCAGTAATACCACTTACAACTAGATGATAGGTCCAGACTTCAGGATTCTCTTTTGACTGAACACAGCCACAATCTTTAACGTACATAGGCACCCCATCATAATAGATGATGGTCGAAACAAACTTTGTATGGATATCGTTTAGGTTATCAAACTGACATCTAGCCGTCATTAAGCCACCTTCGGTAGTGGCTCCAAGCCGAGATCATAGTAGATCACGCTTTCAGGCCAATTTGTTTCGTTATTGTCTATAATACTACGAGCAAGATCACCATAGAAATCTTCTGCCCAATTATCTGAGAAAGCGTCTGCCATTGCGCATTGCACAGAGTTATAAATCCATCGCATCAGCGGTTCTGAGTCGAGCCATTTGTTTGAGAGCACACGATATTCGATGCCATACGGCTTTGGTCGGAAGGCCCCTGCTCGTCCGTAGAGTTTACGCCGTATGCTGTCCCTATCCCAAAGAACAGAATATACACCGATATAATGATCAAGTTGCCTAGCAATACGGCAGGCATATATGAAGGTTTCTTTGTCTTCAATGTCGAGGTCATTCGACCATCCTATATGTATATGCCCTGCAGCGGTCCTGAATGGCTCACCACCGGGGTTTGGTCTTGGGTTGATATCCATGGTCCATGCATTAAAGTCTGGCATACAGCCCAGCTCCTGGGCGTAAGACGGGACCTCCCATCTGAAATACCCTGCATCATACCGGGCCACTGGCTCCGCTACAACATTATAACCGGGGACCATCTCTGTGAGTGTCTTACGGACAGACGTGATATTACGTACGAACTCGTCAATCGTTGACGCTGGATCGATATTAAACTCAAGAGCAGTTCCATCAACTTGAACCGCCCCATTTAGGACCTTATAAGGTTTAGCCTTAGTCCCCGGAATGCGGCCGTGGGCAGACACAAAAGACCCATTATCTGGGTCTCTCATAAACAGTTCAGGATCAGCCCCAATGAGGACTGTGTTCTTGATATTCATTTAGACTCCATAGGCGGCTATTTCGTAGATTTCCTGAGTGTCATAACAGTCGCCACAAATGAACGGGGTGTGATAACCATGATAAGGCCCAATGACATAAATGAGATCACCCCAAACGATGTCCGTTTTATTGCAGAACGCACACCCTTCAGCAACCATCGGGGTAAACTTCTTCTTGTTGATAACGAAGCCTTTGTTATCTTTGTACGGGGCTCGAAATCGTCCCTCACGATAGGGCCTATCACTAAACGGAACTGGATCGTTGATCTTAAAATTAGCAGTAGAGGCCGTATTCTGCGTTCCAGTCACGAGCTTCTTTTGAAAATTGTTCGACGATCCTTTCTTCAAATTTGAAGAAGAATGGCCTTCGTAAACCCAGGTGTACTTACCCTCTATCTTCTCCTGACCCGGAAAGTCAAACTTATCCGATATCATGGCGGGGATAGTCCAGCTATAGTGGGTGTCTTCCGTAACACTAAAAATAAGGTCCTCACCTTCTTTGTCTTTAACAATATCCTTGTCATTGCGATCAAGGATATATTTCATAAGGCCCATTTCAGAAGACCAAATAAGTGTGCTTCGATCTTTAGAGTATGTATAGTATAGTGGTCTACGATCATTGCGTATGAAATTTATCGTATTATTACGACGATCATACCAAGTCAAAGCCCAAGCGCCCATAAGACTCTCAATCGTATCTTTGACAGATCGTTCATTCAGTGTCGCAATAATCGCTTCAGAATCGGTACCGAACCTATCAGAATGGTGTAGGTCAGCTAAGCACCACTTTTCTAGTGTCCCATTGTGTGCGCCAACGATATGTTCAAACTGAAACGGGTGCGCATTGGCTTCTGTCTTCTCACCAACTGTGGCAAAACGATTATGACCAATAATAACCTTAGGTGGCACAGTGGATTTATCCATCGCATCCTCAAAATCTTTTTCAGCTAACAGAATAAAGGGATGTCCTGGTTTTTTAATTACTTTGAAACTAGAATCATATCGACTAACAAAAGCTGCGCCAGTAGCATGTGGACCTCTAACCACATCAAAAATAAGCAATTCTTGAAATACGTCTTTCCATTTGCCAGTTGTATCGCCGGCAATCCCAACTAAGCCGCACAAAGGTTAGTAATCTCGGCAAGATACTGAACCATCAGACCAATACAATAGCTGGCAAAAGCAGTATTAGGGACGTATTCAGGGTGCCCTTGGATACAAAGGCTGTGTGTATTAGGGTAGTAAACAATTTCAATATCATCCTTGATCTTCCCTCGAATTTCGGCATATTCACACCGCTTAAGTGTTGACTCATTAGCAATAGCAAGAATGATGGCATCTTTACCGGGTATCATCATTTGATGATGCGTCGATGTGCATTTCATGATCACTCCCATTTCTAGGACTGTCATGTCGTGATCATGTTCATGATTGTTAACATCTTGCCAGAGAGAGCCGCCATTTAAACAATTAAGAAGCTGAGCTCCCCGACAAATACCCACCTTCAACTTAGGTGCATCACGAACACTATTAAAAATATCAATCTCTAATTTATCCCGTATACTTGGCATTTTTTGATGTGTATAGATAGGGTTCTCATTATAAATAGATGTAGCAATGTCTTCACCGCCATTAAAAACAATAATATCTACTTCTAACAAATTCTCAGGATTAACATTAATCATACCCTCATTTTGGAGGAGATGAGCCATAGACCCACCATAATCTCCATCGTATATAGAACAAAAGGTAGTTTGTTTATTGACCATTAATCAATGCCTCGTACATTATGAATTGTTGTTGAAGTACCTGGGGGATATCTGCTTGAGGCATAAATTCATCACCGATATTTGCAAAAACCACCGGTTCTGCTGGCGCAATATCTA